AAACTAACATTGCAGACCCCAACAGTCAACCCTCATATCCTGTACCCAGTAACCTCTTACTGCAATCACAGATTAAGGACCCAGAAACACAAACTCCAGAAAACATCACATACGCCTGGGACTACAGAAGAGACTTTATTACAAACACAGCTCTTACAAGAATGCAACAAATCTCACCAACTGACATCTCTCTTCAAACAGATACAGACCGCCACCAAAGAAAGCGAAAAGGAACAGATCCCCCAATACAAGGATCCTCACAAAAAATACAAAAACTACTACAAGAAACACAAGTCCTCCTCCAACAGACACCGCAAGAAGCGCAAGAGAAGACCCTCAACCAGCAGCTCCAGCAGCAGCAGCTGTACCAACGACTCATCACAAGAAACATCCTCAAACTGCTCAGAAAATTAAACAAACAACAGTCAACATATATGCCACTGGGGGAGTAACTCTGTTCCCAACTAATAAAACTGTAAATAGACGCATTCAACCTCATGAAATGCAAACAGAAAAAGAACTAGCTGATATTTTTCATAGACCTGTAAGAACTTTTATACATGATATGCCTTATTACCCATGGTTACCAAAAGACCCCGAAAAATTTATGTACAATTACTACAAAGTTAACTTTCAAATTGATGATTCTAACCTGTAAATAAAATTCTATGCCGCTGTAATTCACTCTCGGTGTCCGTTTATATAAGTTTAACCTTAATAAACCAACACCGCCTCCCTAAAATAAAGGCCTACAAAAATAAAAGGGGGCAAAGCCCCCTTAAACCCCCTAAAGGGGGGGCAAAGCCCCCCCTTAAACCCCCCAAAAAGGGGGGCTACGCCCCCCTTAAACCCCCGGGGGGTAAACCCCCCTTACCCCCCATTAAGCCACTCCTTAACCGCAAAATTTGCATTGCCGACCACAAACGAATATGCAAATTTTGTTCCTCTTTTGCACTAAACTCCTCCCATAATTAATTAGTAATCTGCATCACCCCGGGGAGGAGCCACTCTTCTATATAACCAAGTATACTTCCGAATGGCTGAGTTTACGCCGCCAGACGGAGCAAAGACAACGTCCTTTGCTGATTTTGGGCAGGTGCCGAAGGTGAGTGAAACCACCGGAGTCAAGGGGCCATATGGGCAAAATCAGTCTTGGCGGAACGGGCTAACTAACTTAAATATTTCTTACAGATGAGCTACTATTACAAGCCACCAATATATGGACCTAGAGGCCTGGAAAAACAATGGTACAACAACATCTTCCATAGCCACGACCTTATCTGCGGATGCGACTCTACAATTCACCACCTGCTTTCTTTAATTGCTTCTCAAACAACTCCATCTGATCTTCCCGGGACCGAAGAACTCTTCAAAAAATGCCTCCCTTCAACTACTACTGGTACAACAGATACAATTACCGCAACCGCTGGAGGAAAAGAAAGCGAAGACGACCTTGGAATAGATATCGGAGACCTAGAAAAACTCTTCGAAGAAGACGGCGCTGGAGAAGAACTAGAAGGGTAAGAAAAATTAAAAAAAACTTAAAAAACTACCTTTAAGTCAATGGCAACCAAATACTATAAAAAAATGTAAAGTAAAAGGATGGTTTTGCCTACTAAGAGGATCTAAAGGCAGAGAATCCAATAACTATGGGATGTATCAAGCCACTAGAGACCCTCCAGGCTATCCTGGAGGAGGAGGACTCAGTATGATTAAATTTACTTTGGGAGCTTTATTTCAAGAACTTACTAAACTTAGAAACTGGTGGACTGCTTCTAATGAAAACTTAGACCTTGTAAGATATACTGGATGTAAAATTAAGTTTTGGAGACATGATTATGTTGATTATATATGTATATATAGCAGATGTAACCCTATGGAAATTAGTAGAACAAGCTTTATGAACACACACCCATACAGACAACTACTAAACTACAAAAAAATAATAGTACCATCACTCAAAACAGCACCACACATTAAAAAACTATTTTTTGTAAAGAAAATAAAACCACCAAACGAAATGGTAAACAGGTGGTTTTTCCAAAACTCATTTTCAGACACAGGACTACTATTACTACACTCAGCATCAGCAAACTTAACACACATGTACCAAAACATAAACACAAAATCAGCTACAGCAGGATTTTATGTTATAAATCCACAAATTTTCACAAATGCAAACTTTGCAGCTACATCTTACAGACCAAATGACAAACTACATTACTGGGGATCACTAAACGGCCATGACAAACCGCAAGCCTCACAGTTAATTGCATTAACTAGTACACAACATACAGGCGGTTCACCACCTTACAACAGCGGAAAGCCAGGCAACCTCTTGTGGTGGAGATACATATCCGGAGACCAACGGGTATGGATCTCTAACGCAACAGACACAACCGCAAGCAGTGTTGAAGCCCTAACGGTTCCTTTAATATATATGTGTAGATATAATGCTTATGATGATGATGGAACTGGAAATGAAATATATTTAGTTAGCAACTTATCAACAGGAAACTTTGAACCAAACCCAAGAGATGACTTTTATATATCAGGATACCCACTATGGCTAATGGTAACAGGTCTCCTAGACTGGTGGAGAAAACTAAGACCTGCCTATCAAATAGACTTACACTATGCAATATGCATAAGAAGTAGATTTATATATCCAAAATTAACAACATATATACCAATTGATGACCATTTCATACACAATCAAGGTCCATATGGAACAGACATACATGATTTAAGTGACTCAAACTTACAACATTGGTATCCAAGAATATTATACCAACAAGAAAGTATTAACAACATTTACCTATCTGGTCCAAATACCCCACAGGGAGAATTTGTCTCAGGATGGGAATCTCACATACAATACACATTCTACTTTAGATGGGGAGGATGTCCAGCAAAACAAACTAACATTGCAGACCCCAACAGTCAACCCTCATATCCTGTACCCAGTAACCTCTTACTGCAATCACAGATTAAGGACCCAGAAACACAAACTCCAGAAAACATCACATACGCCTGGGACTACAG